CTACGGCCTTGACTGGCTCAATAGCAATATCAACATACAACTCATTACGATCAACTCTACTTGGTGTGTTGTTTGACTCATCACAAACTACTGCAAAGTCATACAGAGCTCTTAGACCAACTAGTTCTAATAACAAGCTCTCTACTGCGCCTTTGATTTCATCACGAGTGATAGAATCGTTTGGTTCAAACACATATGGGCGAGCTAGTTTTGATAGCTGGCTTCTTAGATAAACAACTAGACGAGCTACGTTGATTCTATCTAGTGCGCTGGCATTTCTAGCACGAGTCTTCTGACCATAAGCAACTAGTCCAACACCAACAAAGAATGGAATCGGATTAACTTTTAGATCATAAAGCACATCTCTTGTACCTTCGTTCAATGCAACAGTTTGGAATTCACCGCTTAGTGCATCAATGTAACCTACGCTGGTTGCGTTAGTAATACCACCGCGTCTTGTACCTGCTGGTGCAAACCACGGATAGCTAACTTGGTCGCTTAGTGCGTATGTCTTCAACATCATGTGTGATGCTGGAACAACTGCGTTAGCACCGCCTAGGTCTGTGGTAAATCCGTTTGGATAGTAAACTGCGCAATATTCGTCATAGCTAACAATACCGTCATCACCGTTGTCTGTTACTAGAGCAGCATTAGTACCCCAGTTTAACAATGATGTAGCATCGCTTGGTAGACGCAATGGTGTGTCACCGATAACGAACGCTGTTTGACCACGATCAATGTTCAAGCTGATCAAGTTCTGTAGCGTCTCTGGATATCCAGGAGCAGCGATCAGGTTGAAGTTTCTACGCTCTTCGTCACGGATTTCTTGGCTAGTGTCGATAACTGACTTCATTGCCTGTACAACAACTTTACGCTGTGCATGACGACCAAAGCTGCCAGAACCGTCTTCGTTGTTACCACTTTCTGTAGTCCAACGATCTGACCAATAACCACTCATGCTTTCGCCTGAAACAAATGCGTTACCAGCTAGGGTAGCAGCACCAGTTCTTGCATTGTCTGCATTTAGGTCAATGTAGCTGTTTTGATATTTCTTAACGTTACCACCACTTCTGCGTAGGTTCCATAGCAACATACCTTTTGGATATAGTGCTGGATCTGGAGCATCTGGGTCTAAGTAGTTGTTGGCTAACAAGTCAGCAATAGTGCTTGGTGTGCTTGATGCACCACTAGTTGCCCAACGAGCATCAGCAAATAAAACACCTTGATCTGTAATTTGATCTGTCTTGTCAACTAATACCCACTCTAAGTTTAAACCGTCCCATTTGTAAATTGTTGGGAAATTTTCCATGTCAGCTGTGCTGATCCATAGATCACCGTTGACTAGTGCTGAACTGTCGCTTTGTCCGTTAGCTGCTGCTGGAGCAGTAGCACCTACAATTGGGCCACCTGGGCTTGTTTGTAATAGTGGATCAGCGTTGTAGTAAGGGCTTGTAGAATGCTTGTAACCAACCCATGTACGACCGTTATGAATCATCATATCAACTTCAGCAAAACTGTTGTTGTACCATAGTTGTCCGTCTGTTGGCTCGTTTAAAGGAGCATCTGGACTTGCTGCAAAACCATTTGTGGCTTCGTCGGCTAGTGGGCGCCAGTTAGTAACAATATAATCTTCTGCTGCTTCTGTAGGGGCAGTGTAGAAGTTAGCTGTACCAACTTCTGTAACCACATTATAAGGTGTAAACAATGCTGCTACAGGGTTTCCTGTGCCGCCTGCGTCAGTTAAACGAATCTCACCACCAACCTTATGGCTTAGTGTAATTGTATTGTCGGCTGTAACTGCTGCTTCAATGTGATTTGTAACGGCTGCGCCAGCTGTGTCAGTCATTGAAATAGCATTAATAGCTGCTGCTAATGTTTCAGCATCAGCTGTAGAACCTGCTGCGGTGAAACTAACTGTTGTTGCTGCAGAAAGTGCTAGACTACCTTTGATAGTTTGTTTAATAGTAAATGTTCTAGCACCTGCTGCAAATGTACTTGCAGTAATTGCTGCGGATTCAACAACAGTTGAACCTGTAGTTGCTCGTCTCCAAACACGGAAGCTCAACTCTTTGAAAGTTGTGTCACGATCATCTGGTTCTGCATCTGTCCCGTCAGCATAACTGAATTGTTCTTCAGCATTAGCTAGAACATAGATACTGTCAGCTGGAATGTTTGTACCACCGCCACTACGGTCTAGGTAATACAATGAACTTGCACTAGTGTCATAGATCGGAGCATCGTAGGCCACCCATGCACTAGTTGCAGAATTCCAACGCTTAACTCTCCAACGAGCGCCTTCACCTGGCTCAGTTGTTTTTAACCATACACTTCCAGTTGGCTTTGGCTCAGTGTCGCCAGACTTAAATTCTGGAACTGCTGTGTGAGGAGCAATAGACAATGTTGGAGGAAAGTATTCGCCTGCCTTAATACCAATGTCGCTGGCCGTTACTGTAGCTGCAATAATGTCACCAGTGCCTGCTGCTAAAACAATACTACCAGAGCTTGTTGAGTCAGCTTGACCTTCTGTTGCACCGTTGCTGTATAGATAAATCTTGTTGTTTACTAGTTTAGCATATACGCCTGCGCTTCCGCCCATTGCTGTATTGATATCGCCAACTAGACTTGCTGGAGTTGTTCCCGATGCAGTAATCAATGTACCATTCAATGAGAATGTATCACTAACTGACCATGCACCTGTACCAGTAACAGTTTTAGAAGTAACTGTTGGCCAACTAGCTGCCCAACCACCGCCACCTACTTTAACCCATGTACCTGCTGACACTAGACTACCACTTTCGTTGTAGCCGCCGCCTGGGCTCTTGAAATAAATTCTTGCTAGTTCTTTGGTTACTGAACCAGTTTCAAATACTACCGCATAATCGCCAATAGATCCAACGGATCCTCTTGGTGCATTACTGGTAATTTTTGTTGTTGCATCGTCGTCTGTTAGAACGATTGGCTCTTTCATTGTGAATGTTTGACCGCCTGTGGTGTCACCGGCTGCGCCATTCCATTCAAAGATACCGTATGTTGTGCCGCGAGTATCAACCCACCATGCACCATCTGTTGGCTCTGCACCTGGCTCTGTTGCTGTGCCTTCTAGCTCGTTTAGGTTAACATCAGCACGTACAATAAATGCACTTGCCGAAACACCTAGATAGCTGTAAGCTGCCAATAGACCGTATTCGTTGCGCTCACTACCGTGAATTGGTGTGTTGCTAGGTGTCTTTTCAAAGAAAGGAACACCAAACAAATCGCCTACATCTTTCTGACTTGTTAGTCTAAATGCTTTTCCAGCATTTGCTTTTGTTGTAGCAGTAGCAGTGCCTGTGCCTGCTCCATTGCTTTTATCCTGTGCTGTGGCTACGACGATAAGAGGAGTGGTACCAGGTTCAGCTGGTGTATAAAAGCTCTCATCAATTATCGTAACTTGTACGCCTGGGGAAACTAGTGCCATATCGTTATCTCCTGAGTTTAGTTCTCTCATAATATTTAGCGTAGTCTAGGAAAAATGGGCACTTATAGCATATTGAAAAGGGGCTGAAAAGGTGTAAATATCTGTATGCGTCCACTTTGCAAATGCGGTTTAAGACCCCGTGCGGTTAACTATAAGAAAAACAACAGAGTCTATTATCGTAGCCTCTGTGAGATCTGTATGGCACACGGAGTTAATCATGGGATACCCCGCTGGTTTAGAGCAGGGTATAGGATGAAGTCACAATGTGATCGTTGTGGATTTAAGAGTGTACACCGTGACCCGTTTAGGGTATTTCACGTTGATGGCAATCTAGATAATTGTCGCCCTGCAAATTTAAAAACTGTCTGTGCTAATTGTGCTCAGGTATTAGCCAAGGACGGAGTTAACTGGAAGCAGGGAGATCTCGTTGCTGACTATTAGTTTGGCCTGTTGATACAGGTCGTCAATTGATCGATTGTTGTCAATGATAGTATCAAAATCTGTTCCGACCCAGGCTGTTTCACTGGCGTGAATTTTGCGCATTTTAAGATCTTGGACTGCATAGTTGTGTCCTAAATTGGCTTCAATGGCAGTATCATACCAATCAGGTAATTCGCCTCGTTGTACCCATACAATTTTTCCACCAGCATCTCGAATACTTTGTATTTCGTTAGGAAAGCGGCAATCACTGATCACTACATTGTCTTTGCTGTTACGGAGTTTGTTTTCTAGGCTGGCTATCCATATATCATCATGAAATGCTTTACGACAAACTTCTGTACCCCAGTATTGTAGTACCCAACGTGGAGTTAGTGTAGGCATT